GTCCGCTTGCACCAAAGGAGGCGAACGCGCTGTTGAGCGCATTTTTCACTCCGCCTTGCAGGTTGAGATTCTTGTTGAACGAGCCGGAGAACAGTTTGGACATACCCAAGCCGTTCGATGCGAAGAGTCGGCTTGTGCCGGATGCCAGTTTGGGTTTGATGGCGGGGGTGAGCACCGCGCCCTTGCTTGCTTTGACAAGTGCGGAATGCAAGCCTTCCAACGATGGAAGTACTTGTATCCATGCGGTTGCGATGCTGCCCTTTGCCATCTATTGTTCCTTTCGGTGAAGACCCAACGCCTTGTTGATGTCTTCGGTGTTCATCGAATCGAGTTCGTAATCCTCCTTCTTGGTGTTCTTCTGATTGGCTGGGAGCACGCTTTTCGGCTTCCTGCCCTTTCCACTGTATGGGGCTAGGGTTGACTGTTGGATGATGTCCAAGAGTCGTGCCGTCGCTCCGAACGTGCCTATGAGTTTGGCTCTCTCTATGATGGTGTAGTTTCTTGGACTGCCGTATTGGCTTGCGAAATCGGCCAAGATTTGACTGTCCCACTGGTCTGGGTTTATCGCGTAGGTCAGTCTTTCGATTGTGAATCCAAAAGCGCTGGCAATTTTCCCGACAGGTATTCCCATGCGTCGAGCACATCGTCGTCGAATGCGGCCATGACCGCTTCGTACTTGTTTTCCTTCAATACGCCGCGCATGAGCTTGTCTACGAGCCAGATGGTTTCCACGCCGTCTTCGACTTTTTCGGAGTGGATGGCCTGTTGGAATTTGCGGTTGCGGAGGAGTTTCGCGTAGGCGTCGCCCCAATTGTCGTTGAAGTCTTCTGCGGTGATGGTGGGCTTGCGTTTTGCCATTGGTTTTCCTTTCGTCGTTTGTCTATATAAGAATACCCCATGCCAAGGGCATACCCCGATGGTATGTCTTGGCGTGGGGCGCGTATCCTGTCATCACATTACGGGCTGACAAGCGAGAGTGAATCGAAGAGCGCATGTTCGAACCATTGACCAACGGTAGTATTCGACAACACAATCCGGCAGTCAATTGGCACATCCATGCTCTTGAATGTCTTACTGAACTGATGGTAAGTGGCGTCACCTCCAGCGTTAAAGCTAAACTCAAACAGTGTTTGCTGTTGAGGGGTGACAATCTTCATCTCGACAACACCTTTAATAGGCGGATGATGAGTAAGCAGATACCCGCTGAACCGCAATGTCTGGCCCGGTGGAATGGTGAATACATCAGAAGAACATGAGGTAATGTTTGAACTACCTCCGAGCGATAATACATTTTTGCCACTTTGTGGATTACTAACTGCTTTAATCGCTTCGGCCGGCGTCCATTTCACCTGCCCTTCGTCGAAGTTGCCGTTGGGAACCAGATTGTCAGTGAACTCTCCAAAACCATGCGAAGTGGACGTGTTCAGAGTGCTGGCATACCTGACCGCGGACCAAGTATTATCGCCGCCGCTCGTCGTGGATACCGTGGACTTCAGAATCTTGATGTCGAACTTGGTGCCCTTTGGAAGGGAAAGTTCGCCAGCATAGACATCATTCGCGCCCTTGACCATCTTCACACCGGTGTCGCGTGACCATGGCGAGTCTTGCCCCCAGTCGCCAACCACCCACATCGCACCATCTTCAGCCACCGTACCATCGGATACGGTGACTGTCAGCGTCGGATTCGGAGAGCTTACGCTTTTGGGATTGTGATGTACTGGGTCTGAGCCGGAGCGGTGGCGGTCGGATAGGCGTTGATGGTGAACTCGAAGTTCACGAGAGCCGTATGCACATGGCTGATGTCGCCGGTGATGAGGAACGTGGCGTCCGCCATCACGTTACGACGCTTGCGGCCACCCTTGAGCATTTCGTCGATGACGATGACGTGATGCTCCAGTTCACCGGCCTGCTCCTTGACGGTGATAGAGCCATCCTTTGACGAGGACGCCTGTTCGACCGTCACGTTGGCGGAGCCGTAAGCGACCTTAAGCAGGTCTTCGTTCAAGGCTTCGATGCACGTGCCAGTCCACGTCTTAGAGAACGTCGGGTCCGCCTGTGCGACCGTATCACCACCGGCGGCCACAATATCGTCACCCGCGGAGAGGGATGCCGGTTCGGTCAGACCGTCTTCAGATAGATAGCCAAGGCCGACGAACGCCGCGTCCAGTTCGGTGGTGGCGTCGGTGGGGATTGTGGTGCCCAGTGGGGCGACCCAAATATAGCCGGACTTGTTGGCACTAGTACCCGGCTTCGAGAATGTCACGTTTGCGGAAGACTGCTTTGCGCCCATCTCAATTCCTTTCGTTGTTAGCGTTCAATCAGTGGATGGGCGGCGTCGCCGCCGCCCATGTGTGCGAATAGTGTCACGCGGTGGCGTGGGTGATGGCGTAGAACTTGCTGGTTCCGCCGATGAAGCCCCAGCCGATTGCGACTTCGGTGCGGAGCATCACCTTGTTGACTGCACCCAAGTCGCCTTCGGCGGAATTATCCGGGTTGCCGGAGTCGAACACTTCGATGCCGGACAGCGGGATAGCACCCCAGACGAAACGGTTGGCGAAGTCGCCGACAACCGCATCGAGCACCTTCTTGTTCAGCTGGCCGGAGCCGGTGGCCGCCGCGGTGTCGGACACGGTATTGGAGGCCGCGAGGGTGACGCCGCCGAGGTTGACCATGTTGCCGATGAGCGGAACGTCGGCGGCATACTGGGTCGGCGTGCCGATGGTGGTGAGGCCATCGCCGATGGCGGCCAAGTATGCGGAGGTGGTGACGCCCTGCGCGGACGCGTCGCCCTGTGCGGCGACCTGTCGCACGGCCTGTTTGAACGCGGTGGCGGCTTCCGCTCCGGTGCCCGGAGTGTAGTTGATGTTCCCGGCCTGTGCGAGCACGTATCCGTTGGTGCGTGCGACGGTGGACGCGGCCTTTGTCGCCGGGTTGACGCCGAAGATGGGGGCGAAGTCGAGTGCGCGGCTGATTGCACGGTTCACATACGTGCGGTACTGGTCGAGGATTCCGGCCTGATACGGCTGCGCGAGGATGCTCTGAAGCATGGTCTGCGGCGAACCGGCTCGGAAGGTGGCGTCGGTCGGATTGTAGGCGCCGTCAACGCCGAACAACTGAAGGAACTTCTTCGGGAAACGGTAGCTGATGTAGAAGGTGATTGGGTTGATGGTCACGACACCGTTGGTGGCGTCGTTTGACTTCTTCTTCTTTTCGGCGTCGGTTTCGCCGGTGGCGCCTTCGCCGAAGATGCCCATTTCGCCGGAGAAGTCGATGGTCTGCATCTGCGTGCCGATGAGGTCGATTGGAGTGCTGTTGGAAATCTTGGCGATGGCTCCTGCCGCGGGCTGGTTGGAAATCAGCTTGCGGTCAACGAAGCCCGGCTTCAGTTCGATTGTCGCTAGGGACATGACTGCCTTTCGTGGTTGAGGTGGATGGTGTCGGCCTTCTGCATTGCGGCCCCGACTCGGCCTCTACCACGATTGTTTCCGGCTGTGTGCGCCTCGACCCCACTGTCTCCAGCAGGTATGCCCCGCATTGTTTAACGACTGTGCTGGGGCGGTTCAAGTCTGTACATTTTTGGGGAGACGGTCGGTCTTGGCATGGTGGACGAAGCTGCTCTAATTGTCTACCGACCATCTCCAAGACATAGCATAACACCCCGCTTGACTTTCGTCAAACGGGGTGCGTGCAAACCAGAATCACAAGAGAGGAGCTACACATTGCTGCGTAACGGTATTTATTCTACCACCTTCTCGTCGCAGTTCGCGTTCGGCGTGTCGCCGGACTTGCTATATGGTCAGACTTGGCGCGGTTGCACTGCATGTGCGCCGGAACGAGATTGTCCATCCTGTCGCTTCCACCAGCGGCACGCGGTATCACATGGTCTGCGGTGAACGCCAACGGATGCGCGGTGTTACGACCCCAGTAGAAAGGTGCGCCGCAATAATAGCAGGGCGCTCCAGTCCGTTTGGTGCGTTCGCGGAGGATGGCGCGATTCCGATGGTAGAGTCCCGTATCCTTGCCCATCAGGCAATCACCTCCCTGACCTTGCGTTCCTTCGGACGGTTGACGCCACGATACCATGCGGCGATGCTGACACCCTTCAATCCCGCCGTGGTTTCGGTCTTGCGTATCGGCGCGAACTTCCACTGGTCATCCGAACCGGATTTGAGCTTCTGCGCGTTCTGCACTTCGGCGGTCAATTGTGGATTGTTCGTATGTTTGAACCGTCCCTCGTTCAGCAGGTCGAGGAATCCCTGCTGCGAGGCAAGGAACTCGGTGCCGGTCAATTGGATGACGTTCAACCCGCGTGGCAGCATGTCCCTTATCGGATTGTTCAATCCGCCAGCGTCCAAGATGAGCGTGGTCTTGCGTGGGCGCGTCTTCAATTCGTCAACCACCCACTGCCATGATTCAGTGGTGGGGCGTTCGTCCACGATTTCGCCGATGATATACGCCCACTTGTCGTAATGCTGCGAGCCGACCGTCACCTCTTCGGTGTTGGCCGCGACGCTAAGTGCGAGCGTGCTTGTGGTCGGGTCGAAGGTGAGCGCGTAGACGAGCGTGTCGCGGTCATGTTGGAGGTCGGAGTATGCGCTGTCCCACAAGTCCATCGGGATTGCCGGAGGGATGCTGTCCGCCCACCACAGGCCCAAGTCTTGGATGCGGAAGTCTATGAGTCCGTCCGCGCCTCCCTGTTTGGCTATCGCCACGTCGGTGAGGAACGCTTCGCGTGGAATCACGTCCGGGTAGAGCGGGTTGGTGAGCGCCCACAACTGCTCGTCCTCGATGTCCGCCGTCTCGTCATCGATGCCGTAGCGCACCGCATACGCCATGTCGTCGTTTTCGGCGTTGTCAAGGAACACGTTGAACGTGTCTCCGATGGACGATGGGAGGAACGGCGTGCCGGTGTAGATTATCATCGCCATTCTGCGCGTCTTCAACGTCTTGGTAATCATCGCCTCGTATTCGGAGCGGAGTTCCTGCGCCTCGTCGAAAATGACCAAATCGAACGTGCCACCCATGCCTGCGGAAGCGCTCTTGCGGGAGCGGAATCGGACGAACGCGCCGTTTTTCAACTGTAGGCGCTCGCGGCCCATGGTGGTGCTGAAGTGTGTGACTTCGGCCTTCAGTTCGGGATTCGAATCGATGGCGTCTTTCAAATCCTCCATGATTTTGTTGGCGGCTATCTGCTCGTGCGCGGTGACGAGCACGTTCAGGCCGAGCACGAACAGGTAGTAGAGGATTGGGGCGGTGAGGATTTTGGTCTTGCCGTTCTGACGCGGCATGTTCAATGCGACACGCTTGTATTTCCAAGTGCCGTCCTTCTTGCGTTGGAAGGCGTTGTTGAGAAATTCGACCTGAAACGGAAGGATTGCGTTTCCACGACCCCAGTTCACGTACTCGGCGGCCATGATTGCCACGTCGGATGTGGGGCGGACGTTCGCCCTCCAGTTTGGATTCTTCACCAGCATGTCATACCACCTGATACTTCTTGAGGATGTCGGCGTCAGCGCCCTTGCCGTAGGCGTCGCCGATGGATGCGATGTCCTGCGCGGTCTGCGGGAACGTCAGCTCGTAATCCAATGTGATGCCCAATGGTTCGAACACCGCGTTCAAATCCTGTTTGATGATGTAGATGCGGCTGACGAAGCTTTCACGGTTCGACACCAACGATTGGGTTGTCGCTCCGAGCGTGTCCAGAATCTGCGCGTCCTGCGGGGGAAGTCCGGTTTCCATCTGGAAGCTCAACACCGTGTTTTGCAGGAGTGTTTTGAGCTGTCCGTTATCCCATTGGCTGAGTCGTTTGACTTCCGGCCGGACGATGGTGTCATGGTCGTCATTGGCGTCGAACTTCGTCCAGTTGGCTGGATTCTTGCTCGGGTCTGTTTTGATTACCACGTCGGGGGAGGTGCCTACCACGACCGGTTCGGGCAGCATGAGATGTTCGAGGTTTTGGGAGATGAGTCCTTCGATGACCATGGCACGCTGCGCCAACAGCACGGCTTGGTCGGTGACTGGCGCGTGGCTGAGGGTGAGGCATCGGAGGTTTTCGTCGATTTCCTCTGCGTTCTCGTCATAGCAGCGTCCATCCAATCCTACCGCGGCGACTTTTTCCAACTGTAGGTCTGTGGACGGGAGGTAGTCGGTGCTGAGCGGGTCGCCGTCCTGCATGAGGAAGTAGGAGTTGACGCCGCCGACCGCTTTGGAGAGTATGCGGGTGAAGCTGCGTTTGCCGACCGCGCTGAAGTTGCTGACCCGAACGCGCATGGAGTATGCGTTCTTGACGAGTTCAATCCACGGGAATGAGATTGCCTGTTCGTCCACGATGGTGAGTGTCATGAGCGTTTCGCTTCCTTCGCTACAAGTTTCTGAAGAGTGGTTTTCGGCGCTTTCGTGGCGGTGGACTTGCTTTTGTGCGAGTCCACTTTCACCGCTTCGTCGAAGTTTTTGGTCATGGTCATGAGCAGCTGCATGAAGCTGACGTAGTTTCTCTGCGCGTTGCTTGCCATGCTCATATAGTATTCGCGGTCATCGTCCGACGTTTCGGCTTGCCGACCGTACTCTTCCATGTCCGAGTAGGCTTTGTCGATGAGCCCGTTGACCTGTTCCATACGGCTTGAGAGGGCTTCTTCAGTCTTCCCTGCCATAAATCCTCCTTAACTGTTCGGCCATTTGGCGGCGTTGTTCTCGATACCATCGTACCATTTCGGTTTTCACGATGGCGCGGCGCGTCGGGCTTTCGACGTATTGTGGGTCGGTGTTGTTGATGGTTGGCGTCATGTGAGGCTGTTCCTTACGTAGATTTTGCAGTCGCATCCGGCGTGTCTCGCCCAGACGCCGTAATGGTTCGCGTCGTATGGGTGCCATATTCCGCACCGTTCGAGACACCATTGGCATGTCTCGCCCACCGATTCGCGCACGACTTCCGTTGTCGAGTCGAGGGCGAACAGGTTGGCGGTCGCTTCCTGCATCGGCTGTACGGCCAGTTCGCGCTTGTATTTCGCAAGGTAGTCCATGACTGTCTTGTCGGAACGCTGTTGGCTTAGGAGCCAGCCGATTTTCTTGCCGAAACTGTCGGAGTCGAGCCGTTCCAAGGTTAGTCCAGCGGATTTTTCAGCGACCTGCTTCCAGATGTCGCCCAAGACCTTGCCGGCCAGATGCTTGTCTCCGCTTGCCGCGGCGGCTTGGGCTTGGCGCACCTGTTCGTCGGTGATGATGTTTTTCGCGGCCGGTGAAAGTATTTCCATGAGGTCTTCGACCGACTCCTGCGTGCTCTTCAACTCAAGTACTCCAACTGGTAGTCGTAGACGGTGGATGCGCGCCCGTCTTTGGTCGGCTGGACGTCGGTGGTGTTGAGCAGCGGGGCGCCCATGATGTCCCACAGGCTCTGATTGTACCAGTCGGTCAGAGCGTCGCCTATTTCGGCGCTGAGCGTGTTGTCGGTTCCGCCTGAGAGTTCGCGTGTCACCACGGTGATGGCGATGTCCAAATGTCGGATGTATGGGGTGATGTCGGACGCGTTCTGGCGTGTGACGATGATGAGCGGATACTGGCCGGTGTTCTTCACGGTCGGATACTTGTCGTATACGCGCATGTTGAGCCGTTGGGATAGTCCGTCGATGATGTCGTTGACGATTTCATTGTCTTTGCTCACAGTCCGAATCCTTTCAGCGTGTCGCCGGAATGTGGCGTCTTGTAGTATTTGATTTCCGTTCCGGCTCGGCGTGTGCCTTTGAAACTACTAAGCGTGCGGTATGTGGTCATGGATGGCGGCTTGTCCCTGTATGAGTCCATTCGCAGCTGTGGCATGATTTGTGATGCGACGCGGCGTGACTCCTGTTGGAATCCTGCCGACTGCATCACGAGGTTGGTCGCCGCGTTCGGTGCGGCGACCATGATTTTGGCGCCTTTCAGTCTTGCCATCAGTATTGCACCTGCTTCGCGTTGAAACTCCATTTGAACGGGTTGAACATCACCCTGTTTTCGGGGTCTATCGGCGGTTTGATTGATGTGACGTGGTAGGTGTTCCCATAGTATTCGAGTTCGCCGCCGTCGATTTCTGGTGGCGTGTCCGGCGTGGTGACGTGGATGGTGAGCGAGTCCACTTCGGTCATGTTGTCGAACGTGCCGGTGTCTTCGCTTGTGGTGTTCGCGGTCACGATACCTTTGACCGTGTGTTGACTGTCGCCGGTGGTGACGGTGATTTCGTGCGTTTTGAGTCCGTAGTGCATCAGAGTTGGAACCTTGCTATGGTGGCGCGTCCGACGCCCAGCTGCTTGAGTTGGTTGCCGGTGAAGAACACGTCGTCCGTGTTGCCTCGCCATTCGCCGGTGAAACTGTAGCCACCCGCCGTTTGGGTGAACGTTTTGAACGCGCTCAGGTCGGTGTCGCTTTCGGACATGGATTCCTTGCGGCTCACGTCCTGTGCGACGCTGACACCGATGATGTCCGCGACCATTTGGCGGGTGAGCGGGTCTTCCGTGACCTGCTTGTCCAAATCGTCGCCTTGGTTGCGGTACATCATGCGGAGCACGTTCGATGCGGCTCCGCGCTTGCGTTCCTCATAGTCCACGAGGTCGATGGGCACTTTGTGGCGTAGGTATACTTCGGTGTCTTCGACGGTGGCGAGCGGCTTCAGTTCGTCGGTCAATTCTTTTCCTTCCAGTCGTGCATCGCGAGTCCCAGCTGTAGGACGCGCTCGGCAAAACGTTTTACCAGCTTGTCCTTCTCGTTTTCGTCCAACTCCACGGGTGAGTTCACCACCACGTCGTCGTCGATGATTGAGAGGGTCGCCGGAACGTTTTCATCGCGCATCACCATGCTGAGGATTCGGATGTCACGCATGCGCGGCTCCCATCCATTCGGGGGTCTTGGTCGCCGGTTCGACGGTCACCGGCGTGACGCGCGTACGGCTGTTGATGCTTGCCGCGAGCTGCTTCTCGAAGGCGTCGAGCTTGTCTTCCTCGGCGGGCAGCAGGTCGGCGCTCAGCCCGTACTGTTCTGCGATGGCGTTGCGTTTCGCCTGCAACAGGCCGAGGCTGATGCCCTTCTCACGGGCCTCATTGACACGCGCTTCGGTTTCCTCGGCTAGTTTTCGGGCGTCTTCGGCTGCTTTCTGGGCTGCTTCGAGCTTTTCGCGTTCCTTGGCGAGCTTTCGGCTGATGATGGCGTCGAGCTGGGCTTGGGTGATTGTCGGCTCCTGCTGTGTCGAGGCCGCTGCGCTTCCAGTCGAGCCTTCAGAGCCTCCCATTCCGGTACCGGTCGCATCCGGTTCAACTCCTTCCACTAGGCGGATTCGCTGATTCAAGTGTCGTTTGAAGTTCATACCAGTCTTTCCAATCTTAACCGCATCGTGAGTTCCACGATGTCCGTAGCAGCATTATACGCCCTGCGTAGGTCCATCCGCGCCTTCAGCGTCTTCGGATTGTCGAAGTCGTCGGGCAATGCCGTGAGATGCCGTCCGAGTTCTTCTTGGATTGAGCGGGCTTGGTTTTCAATCGTTTGGATTGGTGCAGTCAAGTGCCATGCCCTTCTTGTAGGTCGCGACTAGGCAGTCGTGTTCGAAACCGCCTTCGTCAACGGTCTGAATCGTCGTGTAATGCACCGGCGTGTTCGCATATTCGCAATACCATGCCCATGCGAACATGATGGTCAGCATGACGGCGATTGCCCCGTATGCGATTGCGGTGAACGTGTCACGCATTCGTGCCCCTTTCCTAGGGTTCGTCCGATGATTGCGCATGCCAGTCCAACAATGCGCGTGGTTCTTATTCTAGTCCGATAGGCGAACATGATGCGGCCGTTTTCGGTCACATGGAGTTCGGCGAGGGTTCGCCCGCATCGCGGGCATTCGAAGACGCATGCAAGTCCGCGTCCGGTGGGGCGGATTGCCACGTCCGCCCCATGCCGTGCGCCGGTGACGCACAGGCGTCCGATTGGGTCCGTCACGCGGTTTCCTTCACGCTTTTCCAGATGCGTTCGATTTCGGTGTCTCCGAGTCCGCTGACGTGGCCGCGGAGCACGAGTTCGTCGTGGATGTTGGCTTCGTTGTCCTCATGGTTGTGGAGGCGTCCCCAAGCCCACCTGTAGAGCGTGTCGTTGCGGCGCCCTTCGGGCACTGGCGTGAGATCTGGACGTCCGTTGCGTGGCGCGTTCTCCTTGGCCGCGGCCGGTTTCGGCATGGGTTCGACGCCGTATCCGTGTTCGACGAGCCAGTTGAGCAGTTCGACTGGCGCCTCCTGCACGTCGGTCTCGTCGCCTACCAGCTGGTAGAAGCCGATGCCGTCGATGTTGGAGCCGGCTCCAAGCACGTATCCACGCCCATCCACCTTCACGTCCACTGGGATGCCGTCCGCATGGTTGGTGTTCTTGAGCTTGCCTGTCCAGCCTTCGGGAAGCCGGTAGTAGGCGTGGATGCCGCCGTGCGTCGGCGTATGCACCATGAGGGTCGGGGCGAGCATGGGGCGGAGGATGTTGTATCCGTGGCGGCTGTGGTCGTCCTTGGGCGCGTCCATGTCGATGATGATGTTGCCGGGCTGCGGGATGACGGCGTACACGTCTCCGGCGCCGATTTCCACGACATCCTCCTGCGTGCCGTTCTTCCAGTTGCGGACGGCTTTCGGATTGTCCGGGTCGGTCGGCTCCTTGTGGAGTTTGAAGCCTTCTGGCGCTTTGACGTTGACGATTTCGCCGTCTTCGACGACGCGACGTTCCATGTCGGTCTGGGATTCGGGCACGGGCAGGTCTTCAAGCAGTGGAAGGCGGCTTTCGTTAATCTCCTGCTCGTAGCGTTCGCGGTAGGGGGCGAAACGGTCTTCGTCGATTACGACACGGACGGAGCAGACCTTTCCGTCGATGCGCTTGCTGCGCAGGCCGACGCCGAGCATCTTGTATGTGTCGCCGCTGGTGTGGCCGATGTATGGGCAGATGCGTGTGTCGGCGTATCCGTTCTCGCAGATTTCGTTGACTATCCACATGGCGCGTTCGTCCAGCTCCTGCTCGCTGTCGTTGAAGCTGATGTCGCGGTGGATGTCGTCGTCCAACGGCTTGTCGGCCCAGAGGATGGCGCTGGCGAGCATGAACGGGGTCATGCCGTACTGGTCGATGAAGTCAGCCAATGGCTGCATCTGCTGTGGGGTTTTTCGTCCGGCGAACATGACTGGCACGAGTCGGCGCATGTTGGCGTCGCCGTTGCTGGTCGCGAGCGGGTGGTTGCTTGCGATGACTAGCGTGGCCTGCGAGCGCACGTTGACGCTGTTGCGGCCGACGCTGCGCGCGTGGATGGTGTCGCCGGTGGCGATGCGTTTGATGATGCCCATGTCCTTGTCGGTGAGCATGTCGCCTTCCTCGTCGTACACCCAGTAGCGGCCGTCGAGTTTCAACGCTTCGTTGCCGCTTTCGAACACGCTGGTCGAGTTGAGGGCTTTGATGGCGATGCCGCTGGCCTTGTCGGGGTAGGCGTCGCCTAAGCGTCCGAGGAGGAAGCTTTTGCCGTCGCCGCCGTGCCCGTAGAACACGTAGAAGAGATGCTTGTACGGTTCGAGGAAGGGGGTGGCGAACATGCGGAGGAGGTTTTCGCGGCTCGCGTCGTCGGCGGTGAGCTGGGCGATGAACTTGTTGGCCTGTTCGACGATTTTGGCGGTTTTCTTGCTGTCGTACAGCCATGTGCTGTCGTCCACGTACAGGTATGCGCCGTTGTCGTCGGCTTCGCCGACCATGACGCTGTGCTTGCCTTGTGGGTGGAAGGCGGTGTCGCCGAACCGCATTCCGCGGACGAGGCGGGGCAGTTTGAGCATTTCGGCGCGGAACATGGGTTCGAGGTTGCGGACGGCGCGGCTTCCGGTGGGGAAGCTGAACTCTTCGGACAGGCTGCTGATTGGGTGCCATGTGTTGGGCATGTCGCCGCCGAGCCAGTTGGTGTCGCGGGCGTACATGGTGTCGCCGCTTTCGTCGAGGCGCAGGTCGCCGTTTCTGAGCGACCAGAATGCGTCGTAGTAGGCGTCGTCCCAGCGTGGCTTGCCGGTTTTGTCCATGACGGGCATGGCGATGGTTTGGAGCCGCGCGTCGGTGAACGTGTATGGGCTGGTCAGGTCGGCCACGGTGAGGCCGTTGACCTCCCGGGCTAGGCCGTTCGGGATGTTCCGGTACGGCTGGATGTCGAGCGCTGGCGGGTCCTGCGGCTTGCGGAATGTGTGACACATGGTCGTCTCCTTCGTGGTATAGTTGTTTTTGTTGGTAATCCAACCCTAGCACACTCGCCAAGAGTTCGCAACTACGGTGTTTCGGAAATCATCCGGTTTCCAGTCTCCTTGTGGTCCGTAGGATGCGTAGGCGAGTGTTCTAGGGTTTTTTTTTGCCCTTTTTATGTGACACGACTTGACAACCATGCTGGTGGTGGTGTATACGCGCGCGTGTGCGCGCATGCGCGCCTCTTATATATATAGAGGCCACCACCACCACCACCACCACCATATATACCTACACTTACACACTACATTTATTGGGCTTTGGGAGGGGCCAGCCTCGTGCGCACGCGTGATACACCACGACACGCCAGAAGTCAAGGACTTGCTGTGACTATTGGTCTCGAATCTACTGTGATTTTCGTCACATTCGCACCTCAGCACGAAGTCTCTTTACAATTCCATCACAGAATTTATAACCCCTAACTTGAGTTATCCACGGGCTCAGCGTTGGAAATCCGCCAAAACCAGACCCAACGCCATGGCCGCCAGTACGGAAGACCATGCGCAACCGCCATGGCCGCAGCCTGCCGAATCGAATAAAGGCGTCTCTGAGGGCCTTTCAGCGTGAGAAGGTAAAAGTACTAGGGTTCGGCGTGAAAGCCCGTCCAAGGCCCCAAAGAATGGCTCTCAGATGGGACTATGACCCGTTCGCCCTCGTCGGCGCAAATGGCAAGGCGTGCGGTGAGGCTCCGGGCGTGTCGGTTTCGGGGACCCCCCCTTCCTAGGGGGGGGGGGGGCCTCCCCCTGATATTGAGAATCGTTATCATTTTCGGGCATGAAAAAAGCGCCCCGTGCGGGGCGCTGTGCGTGTGGTGTTGGTCATTGCCTGGATGCGGCTACTGCGGCCGCTGTGACGTGCGCTATGGCGTCGTCAAGGTGCGTTGCGAGCTTTCGCACGCCACTGAGGGACGTTGCCTTGATCGGGATGCTGATTGCCACGGCATCTAGGTTGAGGGGTGCCGCGACTACTTGGATGCACTCGTAGTCTGGGACGATACGTGCGACGAGGTTGGTGTAGTCCGAAATGATTACGGCATTGCCGTAATCGTTGGTGAACGTCTCGCACCTGAGGCTCGTGGCCTCCGTCACTGCTTCAGCGATAGCGTCGGCGATTTCCTTGGTGGTCATGTTGATTTCCATTTTGTCCTCCATCTTGTGTGGTTGATGCTCCTATCATACACACATTTAACACCGTATGTCAAGTCGGCGTGTCGTGAGAATGATTCTCATTAGGCATTCATTAACCGGGTTCATCCATTAACCGGATTCATCCATTAAGTCGGTTCACACCCCCCGGGCTTGGTGAGTGTTGGTATTGAGAACCGTTCTCACGACACGCCGACTTGACACATGACGTCACATCCGGTATATTATAAGTATCAACCAAACAAAGGAGGAACAAATGCACAAGGCACTGGATGGCAAAGGGTATATCAAGGGTGGTGAGGGGGTGTTCATCACCGGCGCAGGTGAGGTCTACGCCTACCGCGACGGGGGGCTGACACCATTGACCACCACCGAAGACCCGAAGGCCTACGCCGACCTTGAGGGCAGTTGGGCGGCCATCGCCTGAACGACACGCCGCACTTGACAACCAACATCAAGTGCGATATATTAAAACCATCAACCTAAGGAGTGATTAAAATGAAGTATCAAGGGACGTTCGAACTACAACCACTGTACGACGGGCATAAGTCGTTCTACGGCAAAGCGCTCGTTGAGCGCTACGTGGCTAGCGGGGGCACCAAGCTCGTGCTTAAGTCGTACGGCACAATTGTAGCCGTCGTCACACCGGTTGGGACGGACGACGACACTGAAGTCTACTGCGTTGAAATTGGTATGCGGTACTTGAGCGCCACGACGTTGCGGCACGTCAAGGAGTTCCTAGCGCAGACCGACGACGTTTTCAAGGGCATCACGTTGCCGTGGCTACGCAAGGCCATCAAGGACGGGTGCGAGATTGAGGGCGCCGAGTCGGCATGGCGCAAGGTGTACGTTCTCAACGAACTGTGACGCGACACGCCGACATTGACAACGATATACCGTCGTGATATATTAAAGGTATCAACCAAGGAGGTAACAATGGAGAAGCAAACATTTGTCGATCAGATGAAAGCGCGCGGGTACGAAACGACCCCCCCCTCCCCGACTGGCAACGTAACGGCAACCAAGGGCGACATTACAGTACGGTTGGTGCCGCTCGCCGACTACATCGTCTATATCGACACGCCGGCCGTGACGGCAATAATCCGCAAGGACGCGACGGACGACGAAACACTACGGATAGTTGACGGACTGACCGCCTGACTAATCCAGCCCTAGCGGCACACATGCGGGTTCGAGTCCCGCAAGGGCACGAAAACAGCCATTCTATTAAGGAGTGTGATTACAATGGCTGAAAGAATCGCAATCATGGGCGGCGAACCGTATGTGGAATGGATTGAGCGCGACGGCCACGCGCAACGCCTCTTCAAGGCGTATCGCACCCAATGGCCCGACGGCGACGCGCAATGCGTGGCGTTCGGCAGTGAGTTCTACGTGCGCTTCCGTGATGGCGAAGGAATGCGCCGCGTATACAACGTAGGCGACTTCGACGATGAGGATGAGTGGTGCGCGCAATGCGGCACGCCGATCGACACGGACGGGGGCGAGTATTATTCCTGCGACGTCTACGACTGCGACGCGGTACTGTGCGACTACTGCGGGGGCAGTCAGGCGTACGGCTACTATTGCCCGCGGCACCGTGGCGCTGAAGCGTTCATGGACGCCAAGGAACCCTCTTACGTCTACCCGTACGCGTTCGGAAACGGGGACCAATTTGCTTTCGGCGTTGAAATTGAACTTGAATCCGAACTATCCGACGACTTCGTGGAAGACGTGGCGAACTCTGACATCATTGCCGGTTGGGATAGGGACGCGTCACTAGAGCGGAACGGGGTGGAGCTGCAGTCCAATATCCTCAACATGTCCAAACTGCCCGACTTGCAACGGATTGTAGAGGGCATTCCAGAGTGGGGCGAGAACGCGGGGGGTCACATCCACGTGGCCCGCACGCCAAACCAATGCGCAAACCGCTGGTATTGGGCGTTGCGCGGGCTGGACGCATCCCAGTGCGAGCGGCTCAACATGCGCCATCTCAGCGACGACTATTGGTGCTCGCTCACTCGTGGCGAGTATACCGGTAAGCATACGGCCGTCAACGACGAGCACGCGGACACGATCGAACTGCGCACGTTCGACTGTTGGTATGAGGGCACTGCGAACAGGCTCGTTCCGGCGGTCAAGTGGATACGCGCCATGTGGCGGTTTTTTGAGAAGCACCCCCGCGGCACGGTATCGGCGAGCCTCATTGAACGCTATGCGTCATGCATGGCTGACAATGTGATCGATACGCCCCGTCGCACGCTCGCCGAACGACTCGCCGCCGCACGTAGCGTCAAGGCCGCACGGAAAGCCGAAAAGGAGCACGAACGTTGGGCACATGCCGCAGAAATCCGTCGTAACGTCAGCGCCAACGTGGGGGCTTCACGTGTCGCGCGTCACAGTCATGGCGACACGCGTCTCGCCATGCTTGCATACCGTAGGCATGAGGAGTGCCGTGAGCGTGGCCGCAAGCTCGTAGAGGGGCGTTTGTCGGCCCCGGAACTCTGCTGCGCGCTCCCATCGCGCAATCTACGCCCATTGCACCACTACGTGCGGATGGCTACCGTTATGGCTATTGCGGGTGTCGAGCCCACCAGTCTCGACCGTTTCCGTCTGCACCATGCGTACGGTGACGAGACTATCTGGGACGGTCACGAATATGTGAACCGTCATGACGAGACGGCTATGCGGGTGGTTAAGAACATCGTTCGTAGCCGTGTCGCACGCGCGTCCCACGGTAAGCCGACTGTGGAATCGTTGGAACGTACCGCGTTGCGCCTGTACAAACGTGCCGGACGCCCCGAACTGAACGCACGCTACGCGCATATCCGCAAGGATATTGCCGCCACGCGCGCCAACGACTGAAAATGTTCGGGGGCTGGAACGTCTAGCCCCCCCATATTATGGAAAGAGGAAAAACAACAATGTGTGTCATTGTAACAGCTGTGCCCGGCGCAATGCCGGAACCTGAAGACATCCTAGCCATGAGTGAGGCGAACCCGGACGGGGGTGGCGTCAGCTGGTGGGATGGAGAACGGTTGAGGGTGTTCAAGAACGTGGACCCGCTGAAAGTGGTTGGCTTCATTTACAGTCATTGGGATACTCTCAAGCGCGCTCCGTGCCTGATGCATTTCCGTTTCGCCACGCATGGCGCAGTGGAACCGCGCAACTGCCACCCTTTCCACACGGATAGGGGTTATATCGCGCATAACGGTATCGCATACTGCTACGAGAGCGGGCCATACGCGTCGGACTCCCGTAACATGGTTGCCGCGTGGATTGATAGCGGATACGATAACACCGTGTTTGCCGGTCAGGGACTTGTAGCGCTTATTACCCCCCACGGCTGTTTGAAATGGCTTGAGGGCGAGCCGATTGAATACTCGCATGGCGTATGGGTTTCCAACATGTATTGGCGCGTCTGATGAATTTTTCGGGCGTGTCGTGAGACACGCCTGATATAATAAACAATGAAACCAAAGAAATGAGGTAAAACAATGAAACCGTCGGAATACTTTCCCGATAGAGTCGAAACATGCTTGACGTGTCTATCCGATAGGGCGCTCAACGCGGGAATCGACGTGGTAAGCGACATAATCGTGTATGATACCGCGGCCCCATACACAGCCAAGGACTATCAGTGCGCGCTTGAAGCATGGTTGCAAGGACGCCATGACGTATGGCAGAGCCGCATAGGCGCGTACAAGGCGAACCCGACAAGCGAAAACCTTGCGGTTATAGCCGAACTCGCAATCCATGAACACACCCCCCACACCCAGCGCGACTACGACGACATAGTGGAACGCGCATACAGACTCGCAATAGACGAAACGCTAATCGAAAACGAACTCGAAAAAAGGAGGAACAATGGCGATTGACAAACGATATGACGTGCTAAGCCTAATTGCCGAAGTACAACAGTCGGTCGAAGCGGTGAAACGCACCACCGAAGGATACGGATACAAGTACGCCACGCTGAACGACATCTGGCAGCTCGTCAAGAACAGCATGGCGGAACACGGCTTAGGCTGGACAGCCGTCTGCTCAAGCGAGATAGTCGGCGCCGACACGGACATGCCAACCGTATACAACACTCTGACCATAGCCATCTACGAGTCCGCGCATGAGTGCGATAACCTCATGGACATGGTGAAGCATGGAGAGGCGGTCAGCAGCAGCTACACGTATCCGGCGGCCGCGGCCCAACAAGTGGGTAGCTTCGAAACCTACTACAGGCGCTACGGGCTAATCCACCTGCTTGGACTCACAACCGTGATGGACGACGACGGAAAAACAGCCACCCCCCTCCCCCACCCCTCCCTCACGGAAGAATTCAACTAAAAACCGAAAGGAAAAAACAAAATGGCAAACGACATGCTCGAAATCGAAGCGGCAGGCGAAATCCGATTCGTCCACATCAAAGACAAGTATCAGTCCGACTCTGCGAAACAGCGCGGAATCGAACCGAACTACCAACTGCAGCTCGCGTTCCCGAAGAATGGCGACGTGCATAAGGAACTCGTCGCATCCGCCAAACAGTTGGGCGTGCGCGCCAACGGCGACAACCTGCGCTACAAAGACGGTGATTTAATCACCCTCAAGGATGGAACCCAGCCGCAGCGCGGCAAGTGGCTCGTCAACCTATCATCCAAGTGGAAGCCAAGCATCGTTGACCAAAACGCCAACGATGTCGAACTGACAGAAGAGCCGGGCGACGGCACGCTCGCCAACGTCGCATTCAAAATCGGCAGCACGAAGGAAGGACGACTCACATACTTCCTGACCGGCGTGCAGCTGCTGCGAGTCGAAAAGAACAATACCCCCGCCCCCCACAAGTTCGGCGTATACACGCAGATGACCACCGACGATGAGGGCGTCGGGGAACCGGAACCGGAGTTCTAACCGGCCATGAACGCGCCAATCCACTACAGTGACGACACGCTGATTGACGCGCTCACAACGTGCATGAACATCAGCCAAGCCGCGAAGGCACTGGGAGTGTCCCGCGGCTGGCTGTTCCCTCATGCGAAACGGTTGGAGCGTGAAGGCAGAATCCTGCCGAAATCAATCATGCCCGCATATTTCAAACCGAAGGAGAACAAATGACGAAATTCCTAACCACCCCCCCCTCCAATAGTCGGGTGGACACCGTGTTCAATGCGATGCTCAAACTCAATCTAGGAAGATGGGCCGAATACCGTTCATACAAGAAACGCACCACCGCGAACGCCACCGCCTACAATATCCGCAAACATATCACCGCATGGACGGAACCAAACGTCGATTACGCTGCGGTCACACGTCGCAAGCCGGACGGAACATACGCGGTATGGGTCAGCGCGGTCAGAGTCAGGGAGGACGCCGATGCCGAAACTGAATAACCACAGACCGGAACCATTGGAGTCGGCCATCCAGAACCGTCTCATCAGAATCTTGGAACAGCAAGGATGGTACGTGCAGAAAACCGAAGGACGCTCACGCAACGGATTCCCCGACGTGACCGCCGTAGACACGCTCGGCAACGTGTGGTTCATCGAACTGAAACGCACGGTAGGAAAGCCAAGCCCCGACCAATGCCGCGAACTCAAAGCGCTCGCCGAACATAATGCAAACGTCATGCTCCTCTACGGCATGAAAGCCGTTGACACCCTGCTGTTTTACAAAAACTGGGTTGATTTGACGAACATGTACCACTACATCCTCATCGTCGATTCGGAAGGGAAAATGAGATGGACGAAAGAAATCTGACATACCGGGTATTCCAAGACCGTGAAACATGGCTCAAGGCACGTGAGGAAACGATAGGCGCGTCCAGTCTCGCGCATTTCATCGCAACCGGACAACTACCATCCCCACCGCCGGACATTCCGGCCGTACAGTCGGCATTGCGGTTCGGCAGCATTTGGGAGCCAATGCTCGTCAAACTGTATGCGGAACACCTACAGCTCGCCATCGTCAGCAAGAACACTCCAGTAGACCGTTTGGAGAACGGACAGCTCGCATGGTACGACAACAGCTTCTACACCGACGGGCGCCTGCACGTCTCCCTTGACGCCGCATACCGTGACTATGGAGGAATCCTGCACACCGTCGAAGTGAAGACGGGAAGCAAACCATCCTACACGTTCCTCACCACAGAACAGCACAATCAATATTCGGCCCAAGCGCAGATAGAAGCCCGCATGATGGATACGGAGTATGCGGAAATCATCTACGCGCAACGCCCCCCGTCTTGGGAGACGCTGGACGCCGAATACATCACCGAACGAATCAAGGAGACGCTTGACATCGTAATCGTCCCCGACGTGATGGATGTGGGCGCACTGGAAAAGTATGTGACGGAATACGAGCGTGCGGAACAGCCCACGGACGTGGACGATGACGGATGGCAGCTATTGGCCGAACTGTTGGAGGCAAAAGACCGGTACGACACGCTGAAGGAAAAGCTCACCACATGGCTGGGCGAACACCCCGGCGAACGAGTATACTGCGATGGGCATGTCGCAAGACTGGCGGAAACCACGCGCACCACCACCGACTACAAAGCGTATTTCAGCCAACATCCGGCCGACCTGGGCCCATTCAGGAAAACATCGACGACCACCCGCCTCAGCGTAGTGAAGGAGAAGAAAAATGCATGAACTGATGATGAACTGCCTGTACCTGCTCGCCATCGTCCTGTCCGTGCTTGGAACCACGATGGCCATCCTTATCCTCATCGGTGTGGGCAAAGGCATCATCGACCTCATCAACCATTACGGTGGACATGATGAAGAGTAGCGTATCCGAATGGCTTGACGGCGAAGCTTGGGCTGACATCGAGGAGATGCGCCAGCCCAAGCCGATGCCGCCCGCAAGAAAAAAGAAGACCGTCACCCACTACGCCGACATGACACCCGAAAAGGCGGAGCATAAGCGGAAGCTGAAAAAGAAGTGGATAAACGAAAACCACGAGAAAATGCTCGACTATTGGGTGCGATACCGTAAACAGCATCGTGAGGAAAGCCGAAACGCATGCCGCAAGTGGCAGGAGAAATTCAAGGCTGAACATGGCGTCTGCTATCAGACTTGGCGCAGATGGCGTAAAACACCTGAAGGACGCGAGCGCATAGCGACGTGGGAAGCCGAACACGGGAAGGAGACGCAGTGAGGGCTTTCATCTTCGACGAGGCCGGAACAGGCAAGACGAAACGCAGCATGGACTTGCTGGATGATGCGGAGCATATCCTCGTCATCTGTCCGGCAAGCGTCGTGAAGACCGCGTGGTTGCCGCAAATCAGCCAATGGTCGCACGGCAAGGCGTTGACCATCGAAGACTACCGGAAGCATGGCTGGCCGGAAGACTATCGTTTCCTCGTGGTGTCTTACAACATGGCCGCAAAGCTGGGCGAAGTGCCGGACGGTTTCAGTCTCATCGTGGATGAAAGCCACATGGTGAAGAATCCTAGGAGCGGACGTTCCAAAGTCGTGAAGAGCATCAGCGACCTCGCCAAGGACGTGCTGATGCTGACCGGCACGCCCGCTCCGAAGGATTTGGAAGACCTGTACGGGCAGACCGTGGTCATGTATCCGCATGCCAATGACAGGATGGCCTTGTTAGGCGATTCTTGGCGCACTCTAGGGGCTTTTAGGATGCGATATGGTAAACCATACACGATGAGCGTGCAAGGGCGTACAGTGGTCAAATACACGTATTCCAAGCCCATGGTAGAGGAAGCGTGCCGACAACTGCAAAAGCTCGTATTGGACATACGACGCGGCGGCAACCCGCTGCCGCAAGTCGAATGGCTCCCATCACCGAAAACCGAACAGGAGGACATGGCGCTTGAACAGTGGACGAACACCCACCAACTGGCCGAAGACGTGTACGCGGCAAGCGCGAGCGCCGCAGCGGTCAAACTCGCCCAACTCGACGATGGCTTCGCCTACAAGACCGAAGACCGTGAATCCTACTGGTTCGGCGTGTCCAAAATCAAAACGGTATACGATGAAGCCAAGAGACGCGAAGACCATACACCACTGCTCGTATGGACGCGGTTCAAAGCGGTGAGAGACGAAATCTACCGTACTTGGACGCCATGCACCGATGCGAAGACATTCCTCGCCATGACCGACCAAGAACGCGGAAAGTATCGGCTCATAGTCGCCAACCCGCAGTCAATGGGCACCGGCGTTGACGGCCTACAGCGTCTCATGAAAGACCAGATATGGCTCGACCTCCCATGGACATACGCCGACTGGGAGCAAGCCAACAGGAGACTGGTACGACGCGGCAGCCCCTATCATGGACGGCAGCGCATACTCGTATCGGACACGCCATGGAACCGCAAGGTCATGGACGTGATAGAAGGAAGGAAGACACTCGATGACATCATCAAGGAAAAACAACTGGGATGAGGTGATGGAAGACGTCAACAAGGCGATTCCCACCAAGGCGGCGAAAACCCTGAGCGACATCCTCATCGACCCGCCGATTGTGAAAAACGAAAGCATCTACACGCGTATCGCCGACAACCTCGACCGTGTGAATGACATGCTCAACGGGGAGAAGGCCGAAGAATACGGCAATCCACGCATCATGTTCCAGAACATTTCCAAACGATGGTTCGACTGCGACGATGCGGAAGTGGATGTCGCCATCATGATGGCCGAACTGAAAATCGAACGCATCAAATACGACCACAACAAGGAAGACTCATACATGGACGCCATCGCCTACCTCGCAATGGCGCTCGCGTTCATGCAGGAAAGGAAGAACAATGACTAGTGACAACCGCAATGTGACGCGACTAACAGTAGGCCGCGAGGAATGGCGGAAGATAGAATCCGGGGAGACAAGCTTCATCCTCCGCGAAACCCAATCGCCATACGAGACTGTGGCCTTCGTATTCTCCGACGCCCCCACCGGGATTCACGTCGGCAACGCCATCGTCATCTCGGAAATCCCGTTCGGCGACTATGAGGCCAGCCCTTGGACATGGAGCATGTTCGCCAAGCTGACCGACATGACAGTGCAGGAACTCAAAGAACGGTTCCCAGCAGAAGCGAAGATGGAAAACCCATCCGCATGCGCAATGTACCTGTATGAAATCAAACCGATAAGCGACGAGGAACTGTTGCAGCGCCTTTGCGACAAGTAAGGAGAAAGAAAATGTTGAACGACATCACCATCGAACAGTGCGTGGACCATCAGGACCTCATCCTGCCATACACGGAAAAACAGTTGAATCCCAACTCGTATGACGTGACCTTGCAGGACACCATAGCCATCTACACCATGGACGCGAAAGAAGGTTACGCGGACGGCGGCGACCACACATTGCACGGCGTCCACATCGAAACCGTCAGAATCAACGGACACTACATGCTACAGCCCGGACAGTTCGTCCTAGGCGCCACCGTGGAGAAAATCAGCCTCCCGGACAACATGATGGCACGGTTCGACGGAAAAAGCAGCCTTGGCCGACTCGGACTCTGCACGCACGTGACCGCAGGATTCATCGACGCCGGATTCATCGGAACCATCACCGTCGAACTGAAGAACGAGAACAGTTTCCCCATCATGCTAAAGCCCGGCATGAGAATCGGACAGGTGTCGTTCGAATACCTGAACAATGCCGCGGTGAAACCATACGGAATGGTCGGCCACTATCAGCATCAGAAGGCTCCGCAGCCCGCAGTGGAGGTGTGATATGAAATCACCAAGACAATGCCTCGACTGTGGGCGTGAGATGACGTTAGCGGAATGGTATCCGGAAATGCTGTGCGAAACCTGCAAGCAGGAAATCGATTCGGCGTTGACGGATGAAGACGGACAGGAAGGATTGGAGTATCCCGATGAGTGTTATTAGAGGACTAGTCCACCTCGACCCGACGCTATGCAAGCATTGCCTAAAAAAACTCACCACGAAAGAAATGTACCTGCTCAACGGATATTGTACGAAATGTTGGAGGTTGCGCGGTCGTGGTTGAACGAGAAAAGCGAGAAGCTTTGATATGGAAATCCTGAAACTCATCATCTGCACCACCATCCTGCTTGGACTCGTCGCGGCCATAATGTTGGTTTGCGACGCATGGAGCGACCGCATCTTCATCGCATATGTTGCTGTAGCTGCCCTAGCGATAGTGGCTTGCATATGGTTGTATGACTAAAAAGAGAAGCCCCCGCATGAACCGTGCGGGGGCTGGGGAGAAGCCAAAGGAGGGCTGCTGGAAAAACTTCCAACAGCCCTCATTGTAACAGCCTAACGGCACATTGTCAAATACCATTCGCTGCCGGAATCAGTACCAATGGCGACATACCTCGGCTGGCCCGAAGAAGCGCCAACATAACGACCCCACAGGAAGCCATCCGCATAAGCGCCCCAACCATCCAACACGACCTTCTCGCCGCGACCGTAACTGGCGACAACCTGCCCCTTCAGAGACGGTTCGGTACGCACGTTCAACTCGTCCACCGAGACCTCATACGTGGCGGCAATCACAGTCGGAGCTGGGGAAACCACCGGCGCCGGAGCCGGATTCACCGGAGTGTTCGCGCCAACGCCAGCATACTTATTCCAAGCGGCCTTATCGCCAGCGAAATAGTTCAAATCAAGCGAACCGGCATATCCGCCAATATGGCCGTTGGACGTGTACTGGCGCATCGGATACGCCACATACGACCAAATCGAATCGGCATCCTGCCAGCCGACCGCATCCATGGAAGCGTAACACGCCTCCCAAATACCGCAATCATGCTTGGCGCAAATGTCCTTGATGAACGGGATTTCGGAACGCTGCGCATACACGAGCGGCTTCACGCCGGTCAGACGAATATACTGGTATAGAAACTCGTCCAGATATGCGCGGTCGCCCCAAGCGGCGTTATCGGCCTGCTCCCAGTCAACGCACGGCACGAACTTGCCAAGATAACCCTTGGTGTTTCCGGCGAAGAAATACGCCTCCTCGGAAGCGCCCACGCCACGAATGTAATGCATATATCCGACCGCAAGGCCACGCTTGGCAGCGGCCTGAATCTTCGCGTCAGCACCAGTCCACACGGATTCGACGATGCCATTGTCGGTCGTCAACTCTCCGGCACCCCAAGTGCACTGCACCACGACGCCATCGGCGTCAATCTTGGAAACGTCGCAATCAGCTTTCCAATTGCTGATGTCTACAAACCTCATTCAGAAACCTCCGTTTCATTGCTTGCAATATGCTTGCCCGTCACCAGACTCTTGGATGGAGTGGCGAGCGAAGCCGGACTGATGGCATCAGTCTTGCCTGAAGATGCAACGCACGTCAATACGGATGCGACGGCTGCGACAAGTGAGATACCAGCAACGTTCAGCCAATCGACCTGAAACAGGCCGACGCCGCCGACCACGCCAGCCGACAATGCCGCCTGACATGCGGTGCGGATTGCACGCTCAAACGTGTCAACCCAAAAATCCTTAGTGAACAACATTCACTGCTCCTTACTGTTGGCGTCTGCCAACGGTTCTATTGTACTCCGCAGCTCGTCTGGAAGTCTTGGCTTCGGATACCGTTCCAGAAACTCAGGGTCGAGAACTTTACAGAGTTCGCCAAGCCAATGGCCTATCGCCCGAATGTAGGAGGTTTTCAAATCGTCCTGATAGCGGAGCTGGTCGCGTTCCTGAATGAACTCGGCAAGCTTCTCGTCCTGTCGGTCGATTTCCCGCTGCATGTTCAATTGGGCTTCCGAGAGTCGCCTGTAGGCTTCGCTCAGGTCGCCGCGTCTGTTTTGCGCCCAAGTGACAGCTGCGACCACGATGGCGCATAATCCGGTCACTAGGGCAACGATGATGTCAGTGCTCATATGGCATTATTCTAGCCGATAATTGCGATTAACGAGCAAAACATGCACTACCATACCCGGCGTGACCGGAGTATGGTAGTGCATGGGATGGATGGTCTTAGCCGATATTGTAAGTTAGCGTGGCGGACGCGATACGGTTTCCGGTGGTACCGCCAGCATACCCGGCATTAACCTTGCCGTCCGTACCCACGCTGAGAACGGTCGGGTAATATGAATCCCTCGTGGGAGCATAAATGTCTGCTTTCACCGCGGGGTAGAAGCTGGAATTGTTGACCTTCGCTACAGTGACGTTGCTTCCCCAACCCGTCAGATTCACATTGGCTGTCGTCAGGTTGATATGCGCGGTGCCACAACTCGCCCACATGTGGGCGACATGATTGTTCAAGTGGATGTCACTCCATGGCATGTTCCATCCACGCCACTTATCGCCTTTCCTGACATAATCGCAATTATCGGCCATGTTATGCAGCACTGTGCCTTCCGGCACCATAGTCAATGCGTCACGCTGGTCTGAAGTCCACACTGTCAGCATGTCGCCCTTCATCGCGGCACCAATATACGTCTGCGTGATAACCACGCCGGACGCAGCCGTATTCGAAACGCCAGCCGGAAGCAGCACCTGCGCCAAAGCCAAAGCGCCATCCGGGACAGCCGGTGCGACCGGCACGGCGGCGGCCGTACCCTCCACCACGCCGAACGTCGGAACGTCCGAACTATCCGACATTGGCGAGCGCGTCTCATTCTGCTTCACATACACGACGTCGATACGCGAATTAGCGGACGGGGCCGCATTCAACGGCACGTTCACGTTTCCATCATTCTGGATAAGCAGCGCGCCATAACGGTTCAATACAGCGTTGAACGGATGCACCGTCACACTCATGGAATCACTGTTGCCGGTGACGAGATTGTCCTGCGAACGGTCGAGAATGCCAGCAATCGGCAGCATCGTGGTCTTATCACAGACGAACAGGCCGCTCATGTCACGGCGCGCATCCATAAACGACGCCTTCCCGGACACTGCGAAGACACTATTCCTCAATGCCATTATCAATCTTTCCTTCCAACGCTTTCAAACGTTCCTCAAGCTGGTCGATACGGTCATGGGCGAGATGGGCTTCATGTATCGCCCACACGCCCAGCATCGGATAGTTGATGCCGCACGGCTCGTAATCATCATTATACTCAACGAACTGCCCCAAACCGTTATCATCCAAGTCTTCGGCAATCATGCCGACATGGATTGTCGCGCTGTCGCCGTTCAGATTCACGTCATCAATGAAACGGTAGAGCGTCCAATCCACGGCGCGCATCTGCTCCAACGTGATGTCCGGTTTGAGGAAATCCTGTTTAACCTTGCGGCTGGACTGTGATGTGCCCATCGTGCCGTCCGACAACGCCCACACGGCACGCCATGGGCCGACCGTGAACAGGTTATTGTAGGCGTTCGTCGTATTCGTGCCGCCACGGTCGGTAGACAATACGCCCCAATTCCACGTGTTGCACTTCTGGTCGATGGTCGCACGGTCATATGAGTTTCTGTTGATGGATGCGGCCACCGTCTGGTCGATGTTCGCACTGATGTCCAACACTTTCTGAATCGCCTGAGTCAACTGCGAGCCGGAAGGCTTCTCCAATTCGCGCAGACGCCGACCATACTCGTTCAGCGTGGATACGAGCTTGTTGGTTGCCTGAGCCGGATTCTTCACGTCGATAGCATCCGTATCATCGGCGGCCAATGGGGTGCCGTCCGCCGATTCGCCCTGATGCACTACGATTTCCATTATTCCACCGTCACTTTCACACCGTCGAACACGTCACCAAGAGTGAACGTAATCCAATTCGAGCTTTCATCGGCTTTGATGCCGGTGATGCGCCGCGTATGCGCGCCATCCACATAATACCAGTCGCCCTTCGTAGTGAACCTGATATAATCGCCGACCGTATAGTTGGCGAGCGTCTGATTCACCGAATGCAGGTATCCGCGATGCACTTTCGCTTCAGTGGACGACACCGGCTGCCAGTAGACGGCTGCCGCCTCGTTCGCATACGCCTGAAGCGTGTTCTGCAATTTGACCGTCGAATGGCTGGAATCCACGCTCTCCCAAATCGGCGCACCAGCTTTTTCCAGAATGTCCGTGTAGGCCGACACGACGAGCGTCTTATCGTCCGATTTGCCGGATGTGAACCATTGCAATGAGGCGAGCTTGTCGCCGTCATCCGTTGCGGACAGGGACGCGATGCCCGGCTGCAAGGCGGACGCGCTGAAATAGTGGGTTTCGCCACCAAGCAGCGGATGACCGGTCTTCATGTGCCACTCATACCCCAATCCGTCAGCCGTGCGCGTCGGGAAGAAGCCGATGTCGCAGCCGTTCTGATAGTTCGTGATGTTCGTCAGCACCTCGCCAACATAGTTGAGGTCTACGGCCTGATAGTTCGCTTCGGACTTGCCGGTCTCCGCTGTCTCCAACACGACCGGCACGTTGCTGTGCGGCCAGTTCATCGCCTGTTCGACGAGATTGCGTGCGACCGTGTTCCATGTGACGTTCTTGTAGTGCGTGTCGTATTGGGGGTCTGGCGAACCATCCGACTTGATGAGGCTTTTCCCCATCGCCTTCGCCGGCAGAATCGTCCTATGGTCAAAATACGTCCACATGCCTGAAGCGACCAATGTGAGAATACCCGAATCGGCGTCATAGTCCCTGCGCATGAGCACTCCGCCGACCGTCAGCCCATCATCTTCTGCGACCATGACGGTTTTGCCGATGGCCGCGGTGTTCCTCAAATCCAACAGTCGCGCATCGTTCGCAATATATTGAACGCGCGTGTCGCCGGACGAAGCGTAGATGGGCACTTTGACGGTGAGCGAATCAGTGTCGTTCAGTTTCATCTCCCATTCGGCGGAAGTGTGCGGCAATGGGATGATGCGGCGTCCGGTCAGCAGGTCTGCGAGATAGATTTTCACCTCCAAGCCTCCTTCCATTCGACCGTCATCGTCGGCTCGCCTGACTGCACGCCCAGTGGTGTGAACTGTATCGTCGCATCGCCCGAAGGACGGAACCAGTTCTCTTCGGTGAGGAACATGCTCAAATCAGACTGGTTCTGGAACAGCACGCGCTCGTCGTCGAAGTCGAACACCATCGTCTCGTCAGGGTTGATTTGACGATGGAATTCGACCGCTTCGCCGGTTTCGACGCAGTGGATGCGCACGCCTTCGGAGAGCCCGCCTCTGATTTTCACGACAAGATGCGTCGGTGCGAAACCGCTTCCGGTGATGGCGACACGTCCCGGATTGCCGACCTCGCCTTCCGTCAGCGGGTCGGTCAGCGGGTCGAGGATGCCTTCGCCGTCTGTCGGCACGCCGACCGTCTGCGAACGCAATGGCCCATACAAGTACGGTGATGGCGCAAGCAATCCAATCTGGAACGCGGCCTTCCCACGATACCGGTATTCGTCCACGGTCATCGACCTGAGTTCCGCATCACATGACAATGCGATGCCAGCGCCCTTCCGCACGGTGACGGGAACCAAACGTCCGGCCATGCCGCGGAGACGGCGCATCATCTCGTCCGTATCTTCGACCGTACTGGTCGCATAGTATCCGTTGATGGTGATGGTGCGCCCATCATAATACGTCGTGCCGGGAATGGCGTTGCCGTCAGCCCTAGCCCAAGAATCCTGTTCGGTCTTGGCTGACGGCAAATCGTCGAAACCGCTCATGGACACCAATGTGAACTCGTGTCCGGCGTCGCCGTAAAGCGTGATGTCACCCACGGTGACGGTTATCGTGCTCAAGGTCTGACACTTCCAATCATCTCATTGTTCAAAGCGTATCCGAATCGGCGGGCCACAAGTTCCACATCACTCAACGGGCTTGCAACCACATTATCGATGTGGACGCCGCCAGCATACCGCTGGTCGCCAGCCGACACCATTCCAGTATAGTCTTTAAGCCGTGGTGCCGACACCATGCCCAGATTCGTCGCGTCAATCTGGTCGAAATCCAAGGAGCCGAGCACGCCATCGACCTGACCGCGCACGAACGCGCCTTGAGCACCGATAGCCTTGCCGAAGTCGCGCATAAGATGCTCGCCGGACACGCTGGTATAGCCGGAGCCCGAGAACGGGCCGACCTTAGCAGGAGAGAACGGGAAGAAGTCTCGAACCTTCTGCAACGCGCCCTTCACCGCGCTTTTCACTTTATCGACAGCGTTGAGAATACCCTGCTTGAAACCGTTCATCAACGCGGCGCCGGAATCGACCAGCCACGAGCCGGCACCGGCGAACAGACCCATGATTTGGCCCGGAATGCCTCTGATAAAGCCGAGAATACGACCACCCAATCCGGCGAACGGTCGGGCGATGTTCCCGATAATCGCAGGAACAGCGAGCGCAACGGCCATGAAAATACGTGGGAAGTTCGCGGCGATGCTGGTCGCAACGCTGATAAAAGCGCTAATCAGTGTCGGCAGACCGTTGACGATGCCGGTCGCCAAACCACCGATGATTGCGGGCAGCTGGTTGATGATGGCAACGGCGATGCCCGGCAATGCGGCGGCCAATGAGGTTATCACACTGGTGATGGCGGACATCAATGCGGGAATCAGCGTCGGCAACGCGGTGGCGATGCTCTGTCCGATGGACGGGAGCGCGGCCACAACGGTGGCGCCCAACGTCTGAATGCCGGAAGCCAAGGACGCGCCGAACCCGCTGATGAACCCGGCAACCGCCGCACTATTGTCGCCGATGGCGCTGAACGCGACCTGAACGCCGGTAATCAACGCCTGACCAAGCGAGGTCATAAGCGACGGAATCTGTCCGGCGAGTGTGGCGAACAGGCTTCCGAACGCTTCCAGCATCGGCTGCCCGTACGTGGCGATGAAGCCGGGCAGCTGAGCGAACATGTCGGAGAACGCTTTGGTGACTTGCGGCAGTATCGTCATCAACGCAGGTGCGAGCGTCTGCCCAACGCTCATGAGCGCGTTGGCGATGCCCGGCAGCGCCGCGGTGACGCTCGCCACCATCTGCGGGAGAGCAGAGGCGAACGTGCTCGCCATGGCGGGCAGTTTCGTCTGGATGCCGGTAAGCGTATTGTCGAGGCTTTTCTGCCATTCGTCGAACTTGCCAACCATCTGGGACGGGTCGAGCTTGAACAGCGTCTGGAAGCCGGTCGTCAAGCCGGTGAACAATGCGCCGGTCACGCCCAACTGGGATGCGATGCCGCCAATCTTGCCGATTGCCGCGCCGACTCCATTCACGGCCACGCCGAAGCCCTTCAACGCGCCGGAAGACACCTTCAACGCGGCGGAGCCGATGGTAGCGAAGGCCGCCTTTCCAGCGGACGCCAACGGGCTGAACCGTCCCGCAAGACGCGACACGGCGCCGCCAACCGTGGCGGACAATCCGGCGCTCACAGTCTTAGCTGCGGACGTCAACGGCGCGAACGGATTCTGCCCTTTGAACGAGCCGAAAATCTTTTCGGCAAGACCGTCGAACGGCTCAGACAACGTGGAGGCCGCTTCGGAGCCAAACGACTTGAGTGCGCCCTTGACCGTGGAAAGCCCATTGCCCACCACAGACACGAGCTTGGACATGGTGTCACCGATGCTGGTCGCGTCCAGCATCTCATTGAACGCCGTCTTGAACTCGGACGCCTTTCCTTTCACGTTCTCGACCATGGAGAGCACGCCGGATTCGACGCTGGCACGCATGACCTCAATCTTCGCCTTGACGGATTCGGCGGCGTTCGAGAAGGCTTCGGCGAAAATCTCCTTGACCGGCGCCCACTGCTGCGCCGTGTTCGCGACATAGTTGGACAATCCAGCCTTCAGGTTGCCGAACGTCTGCATGATGCTGTCGGACGCGGACACAGCCGAACCAACCAATGGAAGGAATACGTCCGGAATGTTCAGGCCGGTCAGCTCCTTGAACTCACGTCCAACCTGCGTGAGCTTGTCACAGTAGATGTCCGCGCTCTGTCCGGCCGTGTCCAATGAACGGTAGATGTCCGAATCAACGACGATGGTGTCGGCGGCGGCGCGAATGTCATGGAACGCTTGGATGAGGGATGGAGCCTTCTTCCGTGCGGCAGCATCCACTTCGGTGTTGAGGGTTTCGAACGCTTTGAGGAACGCTTCGGGAAGCGTTTCCGCGTCGGCTCCCATCGCGTTCAAACCGGTTTGGAGAAGCTTCACATTCTCGGACGCCCGCCCAACACCATTCCGCAGGTTGGTTGAGGCCTGCTGGATGAGCTCGAAGCCTTCAGCGCCTTTCTCACCGAAGCTGAACGCGTACGTCCCCAAGTCTTCGAACGCGACGTTGAACTTGCCGAGCGCGTTCTGCGCCTTCGTCGATTCGGACAGCGTTTTTGACATCGCGTCAGCCATGGACGCGAGCTTGTCGATGACAGCGGACGATGCGGACACCGCCGCTCCGAACACGTCAGTGAAGCGGGAACCAAGCCTGACGAGCGTGTTCTTCACGCCGACCAGCGCGCGTCCGATGAACGGGATGCGGGATGCGAACCGGTCGTTCGTGGCGACCATGAGTGTGAACGCGGTGGCGCCGACTACACCCACCGTGTTCAGCATATCGACCAAGGAGGATAGCAGGTTGACGTTCTGCGAGTTCAGGCTGATGAGGTTAGTCAACGGGGCGAGGAACTGTTCGACCTGCTGCACGTTGAACGCATTGTTGACGACTGGCGCAAGCTGGTTAACGAACGTCGTCGCCAACTTAGTGGCCGCGTTCGACAATGGCACGAATCCTGCGAGCATTTCGCCTAACGTGTCCGTAATGCCCGAATTGGAAATGGCGGTCAACGCTTTGCCGAGGTTAGTGGACAATGCGGTTGCGGCTTCCGCCGACCTTGCGCCGACCGTGTTCTTGATGCTGTTCCACGCGCGGTCTGCAGTAACGGGCATGGCGTAGAACTGCTTTTCGATGGCGTCAGCGTTTTCAAGCACCGTATCGTAGAGGGCTTGACCGCTGATTTTGCCTTCCTTGCCCAACTGTTTCAGTTCGCCTACGGAAACGTTGAGATGCTTGGCGAGCATTCGTGCGATTTGCGGCGAGTTTTCCATGATGGAGTTCAGTTCGTCGCCGTTGACGATGCCCTTACCCAATGCTTGGGTAATCTGGCGCATGGCGCTGGACGCTTCCTGAGTGGATGCGCCGGTGCTGACCATGTTCATGTCGAGCAGTTTGGTGAATTTCGCCGCGTCACCGTAATTGGTCACGACTTCCGGCGCGAGCGTGCGAAGACGTGCCGCCGACTGGATGAAATCGTCAGTGGTGACGCCGACCTCGTTTGCGTATCCCAGCGACGTTTCGAGCGAGCTTGTGTAGTTTCCGGTGGTGCCTACCGCGTTTTTCAGCATGGCGGTGGTCCGACCCCACTGGTTACCCATTTCGATGATATCGGACGTGACGTTTTTGACGGCTTTACCGACCGATGCCACGGCGGCGATGGCGGCGGCGGTGTTCAGATACTTGTTGAGGTCAAGATTCGCGAAGCCCTTGCCGAAAGCGTTGGCGGAACGCCGTCCGCTTGCACCAAAGGAGGCGAACGCGCTGTTGAGCGCATTTTTCACTCCGCC